TATTTTGGCTTGTAATTTCTTCATTTTGCCGCCTTTACCTCCCTTCATTCGTTTTGGCGGTTAAGTAGTTGTTTTCTGGATTTTAGGTTTTTCGTCGATTTGGCCTATAGTTATATTATTGCCATCCGTTTTAAGTTTAAATTGGAATTGAGTGTGGTTATCGTTGACAAGATCTTGTCCTGCCATTTTCTGCGTGATTTTATTAGAATCTGCTGCTGACATATTTTTGACGGGCGATTGATGTCTCTTGTCAAAGATAAGCTTTCGCGGAAGAAGTATTAGATCGCCTATTTTGGTGACGGAATAAATGCTGTTTATTAGGTACCACATATTTGTTGCATTGATTCCGTAGCGGTCATATAGCACGTCCATGGTTAACTTCGATTACCCTTCCTTGAGAGATTTATCCTTCGACCAATAAAACTAAAAGCGTTCGCGTGCGAAATTCATGAGTGATTTGATGGGTGAACCTATTTAAAATCTACATAAAGCGAAAGCTTGCGAGAAATAATCATCGCCCGAAGATTACGACAATGCCCCCGCTACTAATGTTGAATGTTCTCCGGGATTAGCGACCAGACTCTTATTTGATCCACAATAGTATAGTGATGTGTTTATTAATTTTGCCGGGTCACGTATTTATTCGACTTTACCTGGGGTGATCCTGAATACTCGTGATATAAATTCGAACCAGTGGCCTTAGCTACGGTGATTGATCGGATCACACGTTCTACCTAGATTGGGCGATTTAGTGTCTTTCGACGTCCATCTCTTCAGGGTTTCATAAACTGACGTAGAGTCTTGCGGTCGTGAAAAAATAAGTTGGTCATCACCTGAAACTAATAGCCCACCCTGGGTTTTATCAGGGGCAATAAAACCGTTCTCTCTTTTAAAAGAATGTTCTTTGAGGTAAAAATTCAAGTAGGTTATTATAGATAGGGTGTTGAACCATGTTGTCATAGGGTCTCCGCTTTGTAGGCGGCCTTTTCCTTTCAATGAGAAGAATTTTTTCCTATTCATAACAAAGCTGGCACTATATTGGTTACTCAAAAACATTGGTTTAAGTTTGTCAATTTGGCTTGGTTACACTTCCGGAAAAGAAACTCTAAGTTTAGGCCAGATCATCTGTACCAATGCGTCTATTATAGTCTTTTTCAGGTCATAATGTTAGTTTGCGTCATTAGAGGAAGCATCCATATCTATGACAGCGCAGTTGGAATATTGTGAAAAGATCTGTTCGTAATCATTAGGAGTTTTTCGGTAGCTGAAGCCAGGAACTTTGCTAATTTGCTACAGAATTTGATAATTAACTAGAGCTAAGAGACCAAAGGTATCTCTTTATGGATTCCATATTAATCTGGGCCTAGGTCGCTCCTTCTTGAGCATCGTTTCATGACTCGTGGTGAGGTAGGTCTCGCCTTACTTTAAAAAACAAGAGAATTCTTTATAATTCTTGAATTTCTTCTAAGTGATTTGAGCAGATATAGCTTTACGATATTTAAGTATT